ATATACAAACCAGCGGGTACATACTGAGCAATCAATGTACCAGCGTTCATTGCAGTTAAATTACCAATACCAATCGAAGAAATCACTACTGTTTGCGGGTAAGCGCCAGGAGTGTTTGTATTGGTGTTTGCTAATAAGATTTTATTTAGACCGAGTGCCATGTTATACGCTCCTTATAGTGAAATTGAGTTATAACCAGTGACACGAGTCATTGATTTCGGTTTAACAGAAACTAATTCCGCAATCATTAACACTGCACCAACATAACCAATCTGCCAGTTAGGTAAAGTGGACTCAAAGCCTGTAAATACAAATGATCCTTGATCATGGATGTATAAACTGAGGTAATTTGAGTTAATGAAGTACATCGTACCTTCTGGGCAATATGGGTCTGGATAAATTGGAACTCCAGCAACCATCAAGGCTCTGAACGCAGCTTGTGGTCCATTGCTATCGCCATCAAACGCATGACCTGGAGTAATGACATACTGTTCTTGACCTACAAAGTCTTGAGCCAATAATGTCCATGTACCAAAACCACACACCGCAAAGGTTGGCACTTCTGCACCATTCTTTACTGTACCAGAAATGTACTGCAACACGTTTTGACGAGTTGGGTTTGCATTACCAGCGTTATACACTTTAGACTTCCACCAACTGTAAGTAGAACGATTAATGTTTCCGTAAGTAGCTAAGTTGGTACCGTCATCAATTGCACCAGGCAAACCAATAAACTGTTGTGTATTAGTTGTGTTGGTGTACAACGCAGTTGCCATTGCATCAAGCATGACGTTGGTTGTATCGTTCATACGAGCTTCAATCAAAGGAATGATTGCATAGTCTTGTTGAACTGCACCTTCCATACCTAAGAAAGGTACAGGTGAAATCATGAGTTTAAGGTTAAATTCTGATAAGAACGCACCTTGTTGTACTGAAGGTTGTGTAAAACTACCAGAGTAGTCTGACCACTGCGCATTAACAAACGGCGCACCTTGTACTGGGACTGAAATTTGAGAAACACCACCAGAGGCTTGTTGACTGTTGCCAATCAATGCTGCCATGAGTGGTGTGCTATTGTATAATTGTACGACCATCTTAGGGACAAATGCACGTCTAGTAACGTAGGTTAATTCGTTATATTGCGCACTACCCGAAGCTGGTACTATTCCTCCGCCTATTGGCATAATCAACTCCTAAAGTAAATATCCCCTACTTACTATTAAATACCAATAGGTCTGCGATTTTTTTGCAAATCTACTAGCGCCTGTGCTGCTTCATTTCTTGCCCCTTGAATTGGATTCTTCATGAATGACTCAAGGTTAAATTTCTTCATTACGTTGGGATTGTAACCCATAGACGCATCAGAAGTCGGTGTTGCTGCTTGCTTCATCCATCTAAAATAATCAGCAGCGGTTTCGTGATCGTTAATTTGTCTTTCAACCATCAATTTTTCAATCTCTGGAATATCAGCTTTAGATGCTTTACCATCTTCCACTAAACGATTACGAAGTTCTTGTAAATTTTCCATCTGCTCTTTTTGCTTAAACTTGGCTTCTAACTTTTGATAACTGTCTTGCGACACCTTCAATTGTTTGGCTAAGTCATCTTTGAGAGCGAGTTCTGGAATAGTTAAGTCTGGCTTAACTTGTTTGGTCAAGCGTAAAAAGTTTTCCCTTGTTTCTGGGTTGTCAGCCAATTGCTTGGCTAACATAGCTAACTCATCACGTTGTTCGAATGATAGATCTTCTAAAGACATATTTATCCCCTATTTGTTTAAATAACTTTTTTGGTGTCACCAGGTCTGGATGTGGTCATTTGATTTTTATAACCACCCTTGCTGATTCCGTCTAAACCGCCAAACTGCGAAAAGCGGGGAGTGTTAACAATTTGACCATTTTTCTGATTGTTGTCAGTTGGTCTTCTTGGAGATGCTGCACCTCTTGGTTTAAAAAGTTCCATTTTATTTCCCTTACATTGGTTGTGGTGGTGGCATACCAGGAGGAGGACCGCCCGCACCACCGCCCATTGGAGGCATTGGAGGAGGCGCACCGCCAGGTGACATGCCAGGAATTAATGGTGCTTGTTGCATTGCTTTGCCCTCTGGCGTAGCACCGCCCGCTTGAGGTAAATTTTGTAACATCTGCATAATTTCAGTCGGCTGCAAAGAGTTTACTTTTGATTTCTTTGCACCTAAGATGGTAGTCAAGGTACGAATACCGTTCAAGACTTTTTGTCCTTCTTCGGATTCACTTCCGAGAGCTGGCAAGGCTTGTTCTAACAAATCCATTGCCATTGAAATATTGAGTAATGATGCTTCACGCTCACCCATCTTTGGTTCGGGGGTGGACATTGGTGAAGCCATTGGAGGTGCAGAAGGATCTGAAATGCCGCCACCTGTTTCTGGTACAGGCGGAGTTCCCGTAGGAGTCGCTTTGTCCTTTTGGTTTTTCAACAAGCTCATCAACTGATCGGGGGGCATGCTCATTTTAATTTCCTATCTAATTACAACAAAGGTTAAACCTTTTTATAAAAATGTCAAGTAGGGGGTAATATTTCTATTCCCACCCCCAAAGGGAGGTTTAAACGGTCAAACCGTAAGATCCTTGCGGATTACTTACGACCTTTACGACCTTTTCTTCCTTTACGCATGGTAAGCTCCTGTTGCGATAGCGTCCACCAATTAGGGCTGGCAGCCAACACCCTTTTCCTTCTCACGGGAAAACCGTTTTTATCCCCTCGTGGCTCGTCCGTAATTTTTGTTCGAGCCCCGATTAAAACTTTTAATGCCTGTTGTTTTGTATTGCATAGATGGTGCAGAGTCACTCCGCTTCAACGACTGCGTTGTCACTCTAGGTTGATCTGCCTTCGGTGCTACCGTGCCTTGCGCCATCATTCATCCATTTTTGGTTTAGGTGCTTCTTTGCCTTGCGGAGGATTCAACTTTTCTTGCTCCTCACGCTGCTTTAATCTGTCTAGTAGTAATTGTTTCATTGGAGGCTCTAATAAGTCAAGTAAAGATTTCTTATCAATGGCACCCGCTTTAAATAAATTAAATGCTAACTGCTTTAAATCTTCCGTAAAGATTGGACTATTACTGTGTGCATCTACTTTTACCACAAAATCATTGGTAAATTGTTCGGCAATAAACGGCTTTCCGTCCACATCTTTAAAATAAGTATTGTCGTACTGCTTCATCAACTTCATAAACAACGTAGCTACTTTTTCAAGGCTATCCTCTACAATTAAAGCACGTTTTTTGGCTCTCGAGCTACCTAAACGGGCTAATTGACTTGCATGTCCTTGTGAACGCACACCCGATTCGCCTTTACCCGACAAGACGTTCGAAATACCCGATACTTCGGAGAACATGCTATCAATTTCGTGAATGACCTCAAATAAATCAGGCGGCATGTCTGGAGCAAGGTTATCAACCTTCGCACCTGGCATATCTGAAGAAATATGGGTGCCTGGAAAGTTGAGTGCCGTAAATTTCTCATCTAAGATACCGCCCAAGCCCGAAAACACTCTTGGCGGATTAGTTTGACGTGCCAAAATGTCTAAAATCTCCGCCATACGGGTATTGCGCAAGGTTTGTAGGTTGGTTAACTTAGAAACCTCAGAAGCACCCCAATAATAATCGTATTGCGGCACAGGGCAAATCTGCACAAACGGACATTCCCCTTTAAGGAACATGGTTTCGCCTGGTCGATCGTAAAGCAACACACCAGGACTTGCCATTGTCACTACTTGATAATCATTGGTATCACTATTCCATAACCACAACTCTCGCATCTCTACCATGTCCTCAGCCACTTGTGCCTTGTAGCGATTTGTGCCGTAGAGTTCTAAATTGACGTTACCACTTAGAACAGGGTTGGATTGAGAGGTAATAATACGGTTCACCCCCTCTGGAATATCCGATTCTGCAATCCGTACACCCGTTGTCACCCGTTTCATAATCGCTTCACGTTGTGGATGGCTATACAAGCGGTCCAAGAGTTCACTGCGGGTAATGTAATAGGTTTGCACCATTGCTTCTTGGCGGTCTGCATAGGGACTATCTTCTCGCAACACCCCCATCGAGGAAGGTTCAATCATGTAAATCTGAATACCCTTGCGATACACCAATTTGATAAAGGTACTGTTGTACACCAAAGCCCATGTCAAGGCAGTTGAGAACACTTGGTCGGCATTGGAGTTGAGCCACTCATCATTAAGGGCTTGGGTTAGCATCGGGGTTTTGTGATGCTCCATTGTTGGCGCACTTGCCCCTAGCTGAATTGAGAACCTTGTGGTTTCACTTGAATATAAAAAAGAAGTGAGTTGATCAATGTGTGGATTGATTTTATTAAAATACGCTGGTGGTTCTTCGGGGTTTGCGCCAAACAAATAAAACGAGCGCAGATTGGTATAGTCCCCCCTACGGGTATCTCTGGACACTAAACATTTTTGAATAATGTCTAAATAAAAATCTTCACGCTCGAGGGGGTTCTTAGGTATTTTCATTATTTAATCTTTAGGTTGTCTGGGTCGGGAATATAGCTTGCCGTTTTAGGACCCGATTTAATTCCCGCTTGGGAAGGTGCAAACGAGGTGAGTTCATTTTCAACACCCAACTGCGCACCAACAGGGCGATTAAATTGTCCACCCAAAACGGATTCCATATTCATGCCCATCTTTTGTCCACCACCGCCCCAGATGACCGAATCTCGCAATTTCGGTTCGTTGGATTCTTCTGGGGCATTTTGAACATGAGGGTTTTTGTTTTGATAAGCTCTGTTTTTCTCTGCCACCATTTCGTTTGCTTGGGCAAATTCTTTGTCAGAAAGTTTGTTCTTGCGCTTAAGATAACCCGCTTGATTCTCGCCTTCACGGGTAGACTTAATATTGGACATGTCAAAGTCAATAGCAAGTTGCTTGACCCGTTTGTCGGTGGCTTTTGTTTTGCTGGTAACGTAACCAGGTGCTTGTAAAAAGACTTGATAGACTTCACTGTCACAACCTTTCATTGGACATTCTGACTTACGACTCTCAAAGTAACCGTGTTTCTCACATTTATAATCAGATAATACTGCCATTTTTCTCCCCTTTCAACTGTTCGTCAAGTGTTTGATTCGAATAATCGTTACGATTAATGATTCCTATTTTTAATTGAATCTTGCCGTTGACTAGCTCAATCCTATTTCCTTTGCGCATCGGTGGTACTGCTTCTTTACGATATTGTACAAATTTTGATTTGTCACGGTTCATGTACACCCCAACTTCACCATTTTTATACTCTAAATACGCTTTACTGACTCTTTTTTGCACATAAATGGTCATTGGTAAGTCTTCTGATACAAAAACCCCGTACAACTGCGATCGACTAATCCCCGCCAGCTCACAAAACAATTCTTTGCTAATTCCTCGTTTGCGATTGGCTAAAAACCGTTTCATAATATGCAGTAACTCTTTTTGCGGGATGGTTTTATATTTTTCCATTATTTGCCGTACACTCCTATGCGTTTGAGGTAATCCGACACGTTTCTGCCCACCGCCAACTGTTCTGGAGTAAATTCCTCTTGCAGTTTGCTGATACTGCGAGTAATTTTCTGTGCAATCATGCGGGGCTGGACTTGTTCGGCAAACGCAGCAGTCGCTAAAGCAGCGGCGATGACCCGATCATCTTTGTTGCGCCCAGAAGCATAAATACCACCATCTTGACGAGTCATGGTTTTCATTTCTTCAATAGTATCCATGTCATAGATGTTCATCATCTCTCGCTCAAAGTAATCTTTCATGTACGTTAACATGCGCTCTTTAGTCGCAGAGGTCGTTAACCAACCGATTGAGTTGGACACACCGCCCATTGTATCGTTGCGCCTCCAGATATAGTTTTGCATACTGCCGTACACATCAAGCAAGTCTTTACCGAGTGCCGTACCCATGTTGGCAGCCATGCGCTTGAGATTGCGCATCTCGTTGATGACCGCTTGACCTGGCCCGTTAACTTCAAGGTTTAAGGTGGAGTTCTTGTAGGCACCCGCCAAGTGACAGATGACCCATGCGAAGTGATAGGTGTTGAGCTCACTGGTGGCAAACGAAGCCACTTGTTCTAAGCCGTCTGCATAGCATCGAAACACTTGAATACAAAAGCGGTCTGCCCAGTCACTTGAGCCGTAGGCGGGATCTGCGCCAATGACGTAGTAGGCGGTGTCAATCGGTTCTTCCCATACTTTGAGAGAAGCCAATCTTTCGGTTGATTTCAACACGTTGGTGTCTTGAAAGTTTGCCCCAAAACTATACCGATAATAACTTGGGTTTTTCTTGCGAAGGGCTTTGACTGCATCGGTACAACGGGAGTTACTAAAGAACGAAGTTCCCGTCATCACAAAAGCGTAGTCTTCAGTAGGGGGAAACTCTTGATACATGAGTGATTCATCTCGAATACCTTCTGCGAGCTTCCAGCGCCACCAAGCAATCTGACGGGAATTAATCTCAAACCCGTATAACTTCTTAATGTCTTTTGTCCATTCCTTTTCTTCGCCCGTTAATTTGCCATCCCAGTACACACGATAAATGTCACTGTTGGGATCAGCCATGTAGAGCTCATTGCGCCACCAGCCACAAAAGATAGCAATTTGACTGCGGGCTTTCTTGGCTTCAACATACATGTCGTGAAACATGTTAAATCCACGAGCGGTACTTTCAAAGATATACAAACGCTTGGGATTGGTTTCAGCAAGAGAGGCTAAGAGTGATGCTAGACCCTCCTCATCGCCCCATGTCGAGGTTTCTTTACCGTGTAAGTACGTAATCCCTTTACCACGACCTAAAGAGCCCTTAGCCCTCAAACCAGAGACTTG